CATCTTTCTTAACCCCCTCTTTTGTACAATTGTTCCATTTCTTTATTTCAAAACAAATAAAATCAGAATCAGAGGACACTTCTCTTTTGTGAACAATAATATCTATAAACCGCTTCGTTATTTTACCATTCGCTTGGTCATTAATTGGTTTCCCACCTCGTTTTTTCCATTGTCCTGATTCCTTGTCGTAATAAGTTGAACTATTGTAATCACAGTCCACATAATAACCTCCTCCAAGTTTATTTTGTAAATGATGTGCGAATCGGAAAACCAAACATCGCTCACAAAGATTGTTTCCAAATAAGGAAGATTCTTTTCTATACAAATCATCCAAAATATAATTAATATCTTTTATAAGATTTTCCTGTTGTTGTGCTGTGGAGATGGGATTAGTCATGATTATTTGAAACTAGTTTTTCTTATATGATCAAAAAAATATTCTCTGGCTTCTTTTTCAGAATGGAACTCTTTTTTGAATTCATTTTGTTTCCTATTGTTTTTCTTCACTTCAACTCTAAATTTAGTATTCCTACAAAATTTAGTTATAGAAATTTCATAATCAATATCGCCTTCAGACCCTTTCCACGAAGCATCTGTTTGCGGTTCCCAAGAAATTCCTAAAATAAGACGAGCTAGTCTATTTTTGAATTCGGTGGTTGTTTGAAGTCTTTTTGTAATATCTTTGTGTGTTGCCTTTTTTATTATTGCAATCATTTTTTTTGATACCCAAGGTTGAAATCCTAATTTTTCTATAATATTTCCATTTTGAGTGTCTTCCCTAGATATTCTCATCGTTAACTCCTCCCAATTGTTATAATTATTTACTAATCGAAATAAAGTCATCCCAGCCGCATAAACATCTCTTAACTTGCCATCCTCTTCATTTCTAAAATATTCAGGAGGCAGGTGCGTTGTATAACCTCCCCGCAAAGGACAACTTTCTTCGTGGGAACTTAAACCAAAATCAGACAATTTCCATTTATCATTCGCATCCAATAATATATTGTCTGGTTTAATGTCCCGATGAAGTAACCCCCTACTGTGTATATATTCAATGGCTGACAATATTTTTATAAATTGTTTACATATATAAGTCGTTGCTAGAAAAGTGCTTTTCATCCTTAATCCTAACGATTTATTGGGCATATATTCCATATCAATATATAGAAATTGCCTATTTCTTGTTATATCCGCCTGTGTCACGCGTACAATGTGTTCATGATCCAATGTAACTTGAATTTGAGCCTCCTGTAATGTTTCACGTAACTCCGCTCTGAGTGCTTCTTGAGATGTCGATATTATTTCAAAGACCTTAATAACTTGTTTGGTACTCAAAGCTCTGTCTAAAACATAATATGCTTCCCCGAAACTCCCATTTCCTAGGAAACTTATTATTTTATATTTATCGATTACGTCATCTTTTGTGAAGAACATATTAAAATCCCAAGGTGGTTAATGCCACAATCAATCTCATATTATCATTTTTATATTCCATTGAGGGAAAGCAACTGTCCATGCTTTTTAAAATCTCCGCTTTATCGATTCCCCCAAATTTTCTAGAAATAATATTTCTTTTTGTCTTTTCTTCCGTCTCAATGTTTTCATCACTACAACAAAGATTTAAAACTCCCAATGGTAGAATCTGACGAAGAATGCCTTCTTTATTGTGATCATAATAAATGTTGTATACGACCTTATTAATTCCTGTATATTTCTTAATTAATCCAGATATTTCAGTTTTAATTGTTGCCATAAGTTCTGGTATTTTTTGCCCCTGCGATATGATAATTTTCCCACTATCTATTAGCTCCGTGGTATCTCCATTTTTCTTCATCAATGAATAAAAAATTTCATTTTTCCCGATTTTTATTCCTAGTATTTTTGTCATTTTTCTGATTTAAGAAATATTAAGTTCTTTAAGGTATTGAGCCATCTCTCCCTCAAGATTCTCAATCTCTGGTTCAAGTTCCGCCAACTCCTTCAGGTTCGCCGAAATATCAATCGCTTCCTCTTCCTCAAACGTATCGACATATCGTGTAATATTGAGGTTGTAATCATTTTCTTTGATCTCATCTGCCTTCACGAACCGAGAAAACTTCTCAATTTCTTTTCGTTTGGCATAGGTTTCATAGATCTTGTCGGCATTTTCAGGAGAAAGCGTGTTTTGAGCTTTCCCGGGAACGAATTCCTTACTGGCTTCAACAAAGAGAATGTCTTTTTTGTCTTCGTTTTCTCCGCCCATCTCTCGTGACCGATCCATAATGAGAATTGCTACGGGAATACCTGTTGTCTGGAAAAGTCCTGCCGGTAATCCAATTACCGCATCAATTAAATTTTCTTCGAGAAGTGATTGTCGGATTTTCCCTTCTGCTCCACCACGGAAGAGTACTCCATGTGGGACAATCACCGCAACACGACCAGTTTTTGGCTTCACGGTTTCTAGCATGTGCGTGATGAAAGCAAAATCTCCCTTGTCTTTTGGTGGAATTCCACGATGGAATCTTTTGAACGGATCTGATTCTGCATTTTCTGCTCCCCATTTCTTAAGGCTAAATGGAGGATTTGCTACACATACATCGAACTGCATCAATTTATCATTCTCCAGTAGGGCAGGATGGTTTAGTGTATCTCCCCATTCGAGACGAGCTGAATCTTGGTCGTTTAGAAACATGTTCATCCTTGCGAGCTGAAAGGTGCTTCCTGTGGACTCTTGCCCATAGAGGGCATAGTTTTTTGAGTTGTGGTTTCTTTCTACTTCTTCTCCTGTCATAAGGAGAAGCCCCCCCGATCCCATCGCCGGATCGCATATTCTCGCCCCATCTTTCGGTTGAGCAAGACGAGCAAGTAGTTTTGCCACTCCACGTACGGTAAAGAACTCTCCAGCTTTTTTCCCTGCATCAGCTCCGAATTTTTCAATTAGAAACATATAGGATTCTCCAATGAGATCTCCCTCTACTTGAGTAAGATCAATCTTGTAAAAGTCATGCATCAGGTGACGAAGCATTTTATTTCGGTTTTCCAGTCTTCCGAGCTTGTGTTCAGAATTGAAGTCGAGAGAAGTTAACACTCCTTCGAGCTTCCCTTTGTTGTGCTCCTCTATGGCATGAAATGCTTTATTGATTGAGTTTCCCAGATCATCAGATTCTATTTGTAGATAGACCTCATCAAAAGAAGTTCCTTCTGGTAGATAGAATCGATCAAGTTTCATCTTAGCTCGGATTCGTTCCTCATCCGTTCCAAATCGTTCTTTGTATTTTTCGTGCTGAACCTTTGATAGATCGCTGAGATATTTATAGAAAAGCATGGCAAGTACATAGTCTTTGTAAACATCTGCCGAAAGAGAGCTCCTTGATGAGTCTGCGGCTGCCCAAAGGACTTTGTTGAGTTCTTCTTGAGTAATTGTAGTCATGATGAATTAGGTGGTTATGAGTTTATAAATAGCGTAATCAGCAAGATTTTTATGAATTCTTGCCTTTTTTTCATAGAGTCTATTTCGAATCCTGTGGTTTTCATGGATAACAATAATCATTTTTTGATCTTTTATGCTTGGGAGAGGTATTTTAAGATTTAAAAGGTCTCCTTTTGGAAGTGACCGTATAAGTGTTCCGCTGTTTATTGATTCGAGTTCTGCCTGTCCAAATTTTGAATTGAGAAAGATTTCTACGTATTCGGGCAATACTTTTGTGTTGTCTTGTACCCGTATAAGATACACCGAAGAGGAAGCAATAAGATCTTTATCATTCCCTTTATATAATCCGGCTCGGAAAGTTCCACGATTGGAAAGTACTATATCTTTATCTTTTACATAGGCTCTGCTTTTTTTCTTTTCGAGCGATGTTTTCACAAAATCATACGACAATGTGCCTGATTGATCTATGTTTTTAGCTTGTAACACACAACAATTCCCATGTAGATCTTCTTCAATGGCTCCTCGGAATGCATAACCAAGAAGTATTTCAGCGAAATTTGATAATTGTATATTCACGCCAATAAGCGTAGGTGGATTTCAAAGCCTGTCAAGTTTTTTATTGCAGTATGGTATCGGGGTGCAATTTTATTCCCCCTTCTTTGATCAGTAATCTATCTTTAAAATTCCTCAAAATATCAGTTTTTTCCTTCTTTGAACCGCTTTCTAGTATCCCCACCAAGTACTCCTGAATCGTCACAGGGTTGTCTTCTGATCGATAACGATTCACCTTATCGAGATCTTCTTCAATCCTTCTGTTGAGTCTCAGGTGGTCTGCTTTTACTCTTGTGATGATTTTGGCTACTTCTTCGAAGAGTTTCTCCTCTCGAATGTATTTGCACTGACAGGTTTTTGTACCTCCGTATTTATTGCATTTGTAGTAGGTGTATTGCGTTCCATGACGATTTATGTGCATGGTTCCACTCACACCCGATCCACATTCGTCACATTTCAGAATTTTGTTGAATAAAAAGTCTTTTCGCCCCCATTTTCCCTTCTCACAAGTCTTTAAATTGGCTTGGGCTTGTTCAAATAACTCTTTCGTGATGATTGGTTTGTGTGTTCCTTGATACAGAGCTCCTCCATACCTGAATTCTCCATAATAGAATGGCTCTTTGAGAATTTTGTAGGTTCTACTGAGTCCTACAATTTTCCCTGTACAGCTTCGGAATCCTTCATCATCCAAATATTCCTTTATTTGTCTGCCACTTAGGTTGTTGTGAGCTAAATATTCAAAAGCTTTTTTTATAAACGGAGCTCGTTCCTCATCAATCACAATGGTACTGGGAGCTCCATATTTAAGACTTCTAAGGAGTTTGTATCCAATCGGAACTCTTCCGGGTCGAACACCCATCTCACATTTCGTTCTCAGTCCTCGTTGTACGTTCTTTGATCGATTATCATTCTCCAATTTTGCCTGAGAACACAAGATCATGAGAAGGAATTTTTCATCAGGTGTATTCGTAAATGTCTGCCCGCTTGTTTGAATATTTACCAAGACCTTCTGATCCATCAGGTCTACCAATCTTCCCAAATCCCCAGCATTTCTACTCAAGCGATCAGGAGCCCAAGTCAATATGGCATTAAATCTTCCATCGCTCACTCCTTTCATTAAATTTGTGAAACCTTCTCGATGACCAGAATCTTTGGCAGACTTACTTTCCTGTATTCTTTCTACAATCTTGAGTCCCTTCTTCTCAGCCACTCGTTCCATCTCTGTTATTTGAGATCCAATTGAGAGGGCTTGTTTTTCATCAGATTCCGATGATTTTCTCGCATAAAGACAATACCTGAGCGGTATTTCGGTTGATGCCGATTGTTCGTTTCTCATCACGCCAATTGATGACGCAATGGGGATGGAAGGCTAGGAGGTTTTTAGAATTTCAAGCTCGACGTATAATCAAAAACTTTCATAAAAAGCTATTATTGGTGGTGGTTCTTGAATAAGTTTGTGTACTGTGAGTGTAAATGCATCCGCTAAGTCGTCATGTTTTTCAACTCCAAAATTGACGAGCTGATTTATAAGTAATTCTGCCCCGTTCTTTGGAAACTTAATGCGCCCCTCTTGTATGAGATGTGTTATTGAAGCGATTCGAGATCTTTTGTCTTGTCCACCGATTTTGGCTTCTTCTGCAGGGACATTTTCTTGTTTGAGCAAATCCACTAGAGAAGCCTGATAAGCAACTGATTCTATATAAAATTTTGTGATATTTTCTTTCCCATAAGCCTCGTGGAGCAATTTTATTTGTTCTATTGTTTGGGGCGAAGTAAGTCGCTTATTAATCAAGGGGGGAATCACAAAAAGTCTTAAATTTTTTCCATGTCCGTACACCTTAAAAGACACCATAGCCGTATAATCCGCACTTGCTTTCTGTGAAATCGCTAAATCTACTCCCGTAGCAATATAACGAAACTTTATGTGCTCCTCCACAACCTCCCCGGGGAGTTCTTCATAATATTGTATCCAGTCTCTATGTACCACTTGATCTTCGTCTGGAATGATACGAAGCATAAATTCTCGTTGCCATGAGATTTCGTTTCCGATGGATCGTTTTTTATCCAGTATTTCTTCATGGTTGCAATACATACCCGGCCAGAGACTTTTTCCGTTTTCATCCATAATGGGAAACCGGTGAAACGTTCCATCCATTTGTCGGTCATTGATTCGAGCTTCCAATCGTTTGAGCGTGCAATCTTCGTGAAGGAGATTTCCAATAACAAATAACTGCATATGCTTGGCTCCTGCAGGGATCACTTCCCCCGTGAGCCAGTTGTAAGTTTTATTCCGTCCTTCTTGGGTTTTACTCGATGCCATGTCTTCGATATCGTCACAGATAATAAGATCGGGGCGGTATTGTCCGTGACGAATTCCTCGCATACTTTGTTCCATAGAAACAGCAAAAATTCGGGCATCGTATTCTTTGAAATACAACGAATACGAATTCATTTCATCGCCTTCTTCTTCAAAAGATCCAAAATCTTTTTTGAGTATTTCATTCATTTCGAGTTCTCGACGAATATTTTTAAGATGTTGTCGAGCTTGGCTTTGAGTCTGTCCCACTACCAAGATGAATTTTTTTTGTTTCTTCCCGATAATCGACCATAACGGAAACGATAAATTCACAATGGTTGATTTTCCTGACCCTCGAAAGGCAATAATTGCGACTGTCTTTTGTTTTTCGTCTTCTGTGAGCGTAAATATTTCACGTTGAAAATCTGCTGTTGGAGCGGTGATGTATGAATGAAAGTAGGTATGGAAAAACCAATAATGACTTTCCTTCGCAATTTCCTTCCGAAAAACGTGATTGTGAAGCACCTTTTTTTGGATTTCAGAAACCGATAATTCTAACATATTCATGATTAAATATTTTTTTCATTAGGAAAAATCCCCCCCAAAGTAAGTGCTTTTTGTATCGTTTGTCGTTCGCCTTCTGTTAATTCTTTGTCCTGTACCTTTGCGATCACTTCGACCCTCTGTGCATAGGATCTGTGTCTATTTTTAAGCCAGAAAATAATGGCTGTCATATTTTGATTTTTGATGGCTGACAAGAGTTGTGATTCTGCCATATCGTTCATGAGTTTTACTCCTTCGCAGAGTGATTCATCTGAATTTTCTGAAAATTCTTCATCTTCTTTCCGCCATCGGTAATAGGTGGCTCGTCCCAGTCCGACTTTTTCACAAGCGAGTTGTACGATAGGCGTCTTTTTGAGTTGCTCGCAGAGAGCTTCTTTTTGTTGTTGCCGTTTTTGGTCTGCATTCATTTTGATTGGGGGTTAAGTAATACTACTTTTTCTCCGGTTAATTTTTCCCATCGATCGATGATGACCTGACAGTATTTGGGAATAATTTCGATCATCACACACTTCCTGCGAGTTTGCTCACAAGCGATCAAAGTTGATCCACTGCCCCCAAAGGGGTCATACACTATATCGCCCCTACGAGTGCTGTTGAGAATCAGCCTGCGTAAAATAGATATATTTTTCATTGTTGGATGTAATGTATTTTTTTTCGTTTTAGGACTAATGAGAACGGATTTATCTTTGGATTTAAGAAATTCGTGTCGTCCTTTCCATCCGTACGCAATGAGTTCGTGTTGCGGTAAATAATCGAGTCGTCCGATGACAGCTCCTGTTTTGACCCAAACAAGTAATTGGGCAAGTTTGAATCCTTCTGCGACCAATGCTTCTCGCATCGCAAACATCATCCGATCAGAATTAAAGATGTAGAATGCATTTTTGTCGGTCAGTTGTGTTTTGATGGGGCGAATCCAGTTTTGAGTAAACTGTCGAAATTCTCCATCGGTTTGCAGATGGTCATTGGCAATGGGATCATGTTCGATTTTAGATTTCGCAAAACCTTTATTGCCTTCGACAAGTGCTACCCCGTAGGGAACATCCGTGAGGATGAGTTTGATTTTGTTGCCCCCCATTACCATTTGGACATGAGAAGCGTTCTGGGCATCTCCACAAATGAGTTTGTGTTCTCCCAGCTGAAAAACGTCGCCGATTTTAATTGAGTTTGGTGACATTGTTATTTGGATTAAGAGCTACGTAACGTTTAATAATGAGGTCGCAAAAGGCAGGTTCGTGTTCCACGAGAAATGCCTTTCTCCCGAGTTGTTCGCACGCAATGAGCGTTGACCCGGATCCTCCAAACAAATCCAATACAGCGTCCCCTGGACGTGTACAACGCCGAAGTGGTCGATCATGCAATACACAGGGCTTCTCAGTCGCATGCTGATATTCATTTGTTGGCAATCTTCTCACGAGCCAAATATCGAGGAGATCGAGAATGTCATCGATAGTTCTGTTTCCGTTCGCAATCTCTGGATTGGCAATCTCTGTGAGATTTGAAGCTTTGGAAGATAGATACGGTTTTCCTCGGATTCCATATACGCAGGGTTCGTAACATTTATTAAAAGCAATCTGCGGAGTGACATTCTGATTATTTTTGATCCAAAGACAGACTCTTTTGGGAGCAATGCCGTTGCCTTTATATAAATCCTGCAACAGTCCGATGTAATTTTGGTCGCACCAGTAAAAAATATGTACATCTTTATGACAATGATTAAGCCCGTTTTGCAGTGTTTTTTCTAAAAACACGCGGTATTCCGATTCACTTTTATTGTCATCAGTTTTGGTTCCTCCATACTTCCCGTTTGTCCCGATGCTAAAAAGTCCTAAGTTTTCATCATAAGAAAAGACGGGAAGTCGTATCAACAAAGGAAAAAACGGAG